GTTATAATTTTTTGATTAGTAGAACTTAATCTAAATATCTGCAGCTGTCTTGCTGTTGATGATGTGCTTGTTTGAAACAATGTATATAATGAACTATCATATGATGTTAGTCCATGGTTTGAAAATGTAGATGGCATATAAAAAGTTATACCATTAAATTCTAAGAATGTATGTACATGGCTATTTCCTGTTCCTCCAGCAACAATATCTCTTGCATTAGCGGCTGCTGCTGTAGTGTAAAGTGGATAAAAATATCCTTTACTTCCGGCATACATTCCGTTCTCTGTTCCATAAACAGCGTAAGGTCCAGTAGATGCACCGGCATCTACAGAAAATGTCGTGATTGGTGTGTCTTGAAATTGGTGCAGTTGACCGTTTATAGTAAATGTTGTTGAACTAATGATTGACTGTGCAGCACCAATGTTTGTAAAGAAACCATTATTATAATCTAATGTATATTTCTTAGCTTCATTTAATGTAGGCACTAATCTCTTTTGAACTCCTACGTTAACAGTTGAGTTTAATATTGCTGCATCAGCATTATCTATTTCACCAAGTAATTGTGAGTGCCTAAATACTCCGTCAAACTTTTTAAGATTTGTATCATTATACGTTGATATAACGTCTCTTACTTTACTTGTTAATTCACCAGATGTCAATGAAGTTAAGTTTGGATCATACTTTACAAACACTGTAAGTTTAATGTAAAGATATACTGGGTCTACAATCTCAGGGGTAATTGACACAATATTTTTAGGTTTTAAAATTGTATCTACAATGCTTTGTTTTTCTGCAGCACTGAGTGTTGTGCCAGTTTTAGGTTTAATTGAAACAAATACTTTACCATATTCTGGTGGATCATTTTCTTCACCACCCCAAACTGAAACAGTTTCAGCATTTGCATATTGATTCTTAATTATTGTTTGATAATCATCTGCAGTAACAACTCGGTTTTGAGATAGATATGAAAGTGGTGCGTTAAATCTTATTGATTCAATATCTTCTTTAATAGCACCACCAGATGCTTTAGTAACTAGGTCTATACTTACGTTAGTGTTTCCTGCAATATTTCCATCAAGTGAAAATGATGTAGCATTATTTGAAGCTGTTCCATCTGTAATTAAATATTCGAGTGTAATTACATTTCCTGCCACTAATTTTTTACCGAATGAGTTATCTCCAAAATAAACTTCATACTTTCCATCAAGTCCTTCTTGCAAGAAGTAAACTTCTGATGTGCCTGATACGTTAACAATATTAGTTACAAGAGAGTAAACAGCATCAGCAGAACTTGCAGCATTTGGTTTTACTTTAACAACAAGAGATGATGTGTCAACATTAATATCAGGTATTTCATATTTTTGTCTTGTATCGCTATCATCAACTGTATAAGTAAATGTCTTGAGTTTACCTTGACTTACTGTTACATTTGAAAATTTATATACACCTGCGTCTGGCTGGATAGTCTGTGCAACTAAGTTTACAAAGTTAAATTTTTTCCCATCAATAGTTGTGCTAAAACTTGTACCTCTACCCATTGTTAATGATGAAGGTGTTCCGGCCGGACTATTGACTGTAACATCTAATACTGCAGAAGAAGCAGTTCTTGATCTTGGCACATATCCTAAAGATTTTGCGTGACTGACAACATTATTTCTTACTTGTGCCGTGTCTAAGTAAAGCTCATTTGCTTGGACATTTGCATTAAACGCGTTATAAAAAGTATTATAAGATAATACATCCAGTAGTGTAGACAGTGCGCTTCCATCAAAGTCATAATCTGCTAGTGTTGTTTGGTTTAACATGTAGGTTTTTAAATTAGCTCTGATTTGATCAAAATCAAGTTCAGTAACATTAAGCCTATTCTTTGAAGATGTTGTAGCCATTATTTGATTCTTTCTAAGTAGAAGTCAACTTGATCTTGTTGACCTATTGAGAGTATTCTATATTTTATAAGGATCCTTAAGTGATTATCTAAAACTGTTACCGCCACATCTTCAAGAGATACTCTTGGTTCATGATTTTCAATCGTCATTTTTATTTCATCTTGAATATCCAATGTAATAAATGGACTTGCAAGTTCAAATAACATACCTTGTATTCTTGAACCTAGTAGAGGTTGAAACGGTCTTTCATGTTTATTCGTAAGAATAAGATTTTTAACGCTTTGTTTTATTGCATCAATATCTTTCTTAATAGTGATATCACCGTTATTAGGATTTGCAATAAAAGACAAGTCAAAGTCTGTATACAGACTTTCTCTTGCTCTGATTCTTGATGTTAAAGACTCATCACTTCTTGTTTGTGTTCTTGCCATACTTCTATTTATACACTATTGAGCACCTGATCCATTGTCAAGATGCAAATACTTTGATCTGTTAATAACTTCTTGTTTATACTTATCCCATTGATTTTGAATTTGAACCCATTTAAAATAATCATCTGCCAAATTTTCTTGTTTAGCGTAATTATCAATAATATGATCCCATTCAGATTTTTCTATAAGACCTGAAAGGTAGTTCAAATATTCAAGCTCAATATCATAAAATAATGCTTCTCTTGAATCAAGTAATTCTAAATCTCTTAATAATTTTTGTTCACCTTCATAGTACTTCGCCACTGATTCAGACAGTTTTCCATTTTGATATAAATCAAGAGCTTTTCTACCTGTGTTTCTTTGAAGATTTATAAGTTCACTCCTTTGCGAAGAGTTTGCTGCTATATAGTCATCATGTGCTTTTACTGCATCATCTTCTAAACCTCTCCAATAAACATCACTCATTGCATATATGATATCAGCTGCTTCTTCAAATTTTTCTATGACATCCGCATAGACCAAACCTGAAGGAGATATTTCAGATGCTTTCTTTTGTGGTTGTTCATTTTCATGTTGAATGATTGGTTGAAAAGTTGCAGCAGATTCTTCTGGTGAAGTTGCATTCACGTTTGGTGTTTCAATTTTCTTAGCTTTTTCAACTATAGTTCCATCAGTTGCAACTTCTTTATTTGGAAATAAACTACATGGATCAAATCCTGTAAGAGATCCTGAACTTACTGCTGTGTTGACTATTGTAGTTATTTGATCTATATATCCATCAAGTTCTGCAGAAGGTAAACCTGAAAATGTGGTCTGCAGTTCTGCAATTTTAGCAGGTAGACTTGCTACAGCTGTGTTAAGATCAGCAGTTAAAGCTGTAACAGCAGAATTTATTTCATTTTGAAGATTCGGGAGTGCCACACTCGGTATCGGAACTTGAACAGATTGCAATGCAGTAAGAGCTTCAGTTGCTTTAGCTTGCAGTTGTGCCAAACCCGCTTTTCCTTGAGCCAAAAGCGCTTCTATCTCAGAGGTCTTTCCTTTGAGTTCTTCTAAAGATACATTTTGTCCGCAAATTAATGTCATTTACTTTCCTAGTTTGGTGTACTTGTTTCTGAACCATGAGCTGCGTGAGATGGATCAGTGTGTGTATGTCCAGTCAAAGTAATTGCTTTGGCCGTGACTTCACTTCCAGAATTACTCATAGTAATAACACCAGCACCAGTAATAGTATCATTTAAAGTACCAGCAACTGTTCTTACAGTATTTCCACCTATTGTTTCAGTGACGTTTGTGTCAACTGATATATTCATGTTTGATGGTGTTTCAAGTGTTAAATTATTTTGTGATGCAGCTTGTAGATGTCCAGTTGTAGATAACTCAAATCCTTGTGTTCCAGCAAACATTTTGATCTTATCTAAAGCAATTAAACTATATTCATTTGTTACAGTTGTTTTTTCTGATTTATTAATGATGGTTGTTCTATTTCCATCTACTATTCTATTCTCATCACCACCAATTCTTTGCGTATAATCTTCTGTAACATTACATCCAAAGTCCTGACCTATTTCAATATGTTCGGATTTACCTATTGATGATTGTCTTGTCCCACGTACGAGTTCTGTCTTATTACCTACAACTTCGAGATGATAATTACCTTTTACAAGTTGTTTATAATCACCGTCAACAGTCATGTTGACTTTACCTTTTACATAGATGTAATTATCTTTTAAAACTGTTTTATAATCATCTTTCTTTATAGTTTGTGCAATTGTTCCATCATTTAATATTTCAATATGTGTTCCACTTTTATGAAATACAGCGATTCTTTCCGCGCCAGGCGTATCATCAATTTCAATCTGATGACCTGACTCAGTTTGTTGAACCTTATTGTATGGATATGTTGGTCTTTTGTCATTATGTGGTTTTGGCATACTCCAAGTTGCTCGTTCATAATATGAATCAGGTTCATCTTGTACAACTGAAGATACTTTATCTGGAACAGCCGTATCTACATTTACTGTTCTTAGATCTGTTTTTTGAATAAAAGCTTGTGTCTTTTTGTATTGTTTGCCTGCAGCTTGGGGAATATCACTTCCTTCATTTCTTTGAGGATGTTGACCAGATGGATCACTAAAACCTTCACGCACTTTTCCGCTTGGACCGGCTTCACCATGAATAGTACCCATGATGAATGGTACTTGTTTTGATTCTCCATCCATATAAAATCCTACAACCCAAGTACCTTGTACAATTCCTGTAGGACTTGATCCAACACCACCGAGAGATGCAGAAGTTATTGGCATCATGACCTGAGCCCATGGTAGATCTTCGGTTGGAATTTTTGTTTTATCTTTTGTGTGATCACCGAATATTCTTACTTTTAATCTTCCTCTAGAATCATTACGATCTTCAACAATTCCTATGAACCAATGAAATTCAGGTTTAATTTTCATGATCGTGATCCCTTTCCATACTATCTCTATTCAATTCAATCATTTGTGTATAAGCCTTTTGTTTTAAATT